CACTAAATGTTTTGTATTGATGTTCATATGTGTTGTATATTCCTGTAGGTCCCTGCAGAATTGATGCTCTAAAGCTCTCTTCATCTTTCTTTATTGACAAATTACTTCTTTTGAACATCCATAAGTCTTGTAAAGCACCATACTTGTTCACAAAGACCATTTTGTAAGGAGTATGCTTACATTCCTCTATATTTCTTATTTCTAGCTTTGTTACTCCTTCTACTCCATCTACATATACCTCATCTACACCATAGATTCCGTTTTGTGCTAAAAAGTTGTTTAGGCATTGACTGTTTTCAAATACACCTCCGTCTTGTAATACTCTATCTTCGTAACTATCTGCACCTGCTTGTGTTTCGTTGCTTATGTATTGTATAAAGTCCTTAGAGTTTGTTTGACTTGCAACTGCTTGTGTATATATTTCTTGATTATTGTAAAAGAAAGATACAGATGTTGTATTGTTTGCATCAACAGGTATTCTTAAAGGAGAATCATCTGGTTTAATTATGATTTTGTTGCTTATGAGTAATCCTTGTAGTAATTCTGGGTTTGCACCGTCTTCAAAGTAGCCATATCCATCAAAAGCTTTAGCTCCTAATACAGCAGTTAGCTGTGTGCTATTACCGTTTGTTAATGTCCTTGTAACTTGATAATCTACATTTATTGTATTTGCTATGCTTTGTGTTCCTGCATAATTACCGTCAAAACCTGTAGGTATATAATCTTTTATTAAGCTACTTATCTCAAAGTTTACATAAGACCCAAATTGTCCTGCTGCAGTTGAAACTAAGGTGTATGTAGGAGATATTGTATGCCCCAGAGAGTGTGATACTCCTGCATATATTTCTATATCTAATTTAGCAGATGCTAAGTCTGCATGAAATACATTTACAAAGTATGGGCTTCTTACGTTTATTTTAGCCATTTGTTTTTATTTTATTTTTTCTAATTCTTTATCTATTTCGCTTGAGAAAGCTGCTAGTATATCTTCATCAAACTCGTTTTCTATGTTGTTTACAGCTCTATCTATAAAATTACTTCCTTTATATGCAAACCTTTTAATAGTTCCTTTTTCATAAATAGATTCAGCTATTGCTCTAGCAGATTTATTTATATCTACCTTGCCACTTTTGTTTCTTACCTTACCTGTAAGACCTTTAGACTGCATCCACTTCTTTATCTTACCTACAAAGTAAGAAGAAGGCTTGCCTGCTCTTGGGTTTGTACCTTCATCAATAGCTTTAGCATAGTTAGCCATGTATATATCAATTCTAGTTTTCACTATCTTGTAATACATACTGTCATGCAAAGCACCAGAAGCTCTTGTGTTGTCTTTGTTTATATTAGTTCTAAGCCTTTGTAGAGCCTCAGAACCCATTCTCTCCAACAACCTTCTAACTAAATCCTTTTCCATTAACAGATACTTATATCATTAATCATCTTAATGTCTATTTCTGCTTCCCAACCAGCTAACTCATTCTCAAATCTCTCTTTAAATGGCTGACAACTCATTGTGTCATCTACCTGCAACTTATCAGCCCTTAGATTACCGCTTTTTAGTTTAGAGAATATTAAATTCATTACCTGTAATTGTGTGTTTAGCACATCCTGCAAGTTGTCTACACCATAAAACTGGTCTGGAGTAACTACTTCCTTTGTATAATCTACTATGTCTGCACATAATATCTGCAAAGTAAATGTCATAAACTGTGAATCTATTACTACATTAGAGATGTTTAGGTGTGCTAATGGAAATATATCCATCTTGTTAAGGTTAACTTCTGTTATATCACCAAAGCTAACACTATTCATGTGGTGATTAGCTCTTAGTTCATCTTTAATCTTGTCTAATAAGTCGTATACTTGTGTCATATTTATTTTTTATATGCCTTCTTTATTAAAGCATTCTCTATTCTTGTCTTATCCTTTATATATTCTAAGTACATTAGACAGGTGTGTACTGGAAGCTTTGTAGCTTTGTCAATCTTTGCTGCATCTTCTTGAGCGATTGTAAATATTGATTGATACCAACCCCATTTTTTTCCAAAGTTTGCTTGAGCTGAGGTGGAATCCCCTTCCCTTTCAGCTCCTTCTGTAAATAATCCAGAGTATAGCTTGGTAATTTGCTCCCTAAACGATAAAAAAAAACCATCGCCCCTATCGCTACACTAACTGGCATATCTAACATTACATCAGAATACTTATGACTGCCTTCATAATCCATCACCCTATAGAACTCATTCTTCTTAAAGATTACTGGTCTAAACAATACAGCCATTGCTTTGTGCATCTTATCCCAATCTGAGATATACCCATCTAAATCAATGAACTCACCAAATGTCATCTCGTCTAGCTTTGGTATAAAACCAAACTCAACAACAGTCTCTTCTCCATACTCATCTGTGGCTGACATACTAAATCTAGGTACTAAAGGTGTCTCTTCCTTAAAACACTTATTTATTACATCAATAGCGAAATCAAAGTTGTTTAAGGGAATCTTAAATGTATCTTCAATCTCTAATCCACAGAATATCTGCAGCATCTTTGTCTTTATGTATACCTCATCTTCCTTATCCCATTTATCTAGTATCTTTAGATACTGTTGATACTGTCTAAGGGTTATTCCTGCCAATGCTTGAGGTATAGACAGCTTATATTCCTTTATCATACTATGATAACGAAAATCAACACTTTCTGTTTTCTTGTTAATAAGTTGTTTATGGGAGAATAAAACAAAAATTAAAAATATCGTTATCTTTATATAAGTAGTTGCAAATCTACATAAGTTGCCACACTTCAATACCCTAATAAATACGGATGATTGTTGGACCGTGTACTCTAAATCTCCTTGTGAATGGCAGTACTAAATCCTTTGTTGTTTTCGTAATCGCCCTAGTACTATTCCATACAACGAGTAAACTGCTAACCAAATATCTAGCAAATATTATTTAAAATAACATTTATTATAGGTGGGCGAATAATACCTTCCCAATACACTTTCAATTATATTTGTATTTTTAGATTATGAGTTTTAGATAAATTCGTTTTGGATGAAATCATTAGAATGGGTAACTCCACCTGCCATATATTCAATTTACGTTAAATGTATGTTATAAACGTCTAATCTAAGACTATTTAGAGACGATTTAAGAGATGTTTATTAATTATATGTGTGTAGGTACTTGATGAGGTGTAAAGTATGCTTAAATGAGCTTAAAATTGTTTGTTATTTCTCGGCTCTATATCTCATCTGTAAATCAATCAATTACAAAAAAGGTGTATATATATAAAGGATATAAAAAAAGCCCTTAAACGTAGTGTTTAAAGGCTCTTTCGGACTAACTAAATATAAAACAAACTAAACTATTTTATTATTTTTATTGCTCCTGTTGTTGTATATGTTCGCATATATTATTATAAATCTTTGGATAATATAAATGTAATATGTCTACAATTTCGGTGTCTGTTATTTTCATTATTTAATTATTAAAGTTTTCTTTATATTCTTTATCTCCGTCAGCATATGCGCTCGCCTCAGCGTCAATGGTTGTATAAGCTTTATAAATATATTGCTCATACTTTTTAAACCAGTCTATATATTTTAAATCGGCTCTGTAGTATGCTTTTAATTTCTCAATGTCTTTTATATTGTTTATCTCTTCTAACATTATCCCAGTATTTGAATTATTTTCATTGCTAAGATAACACCAGTGATTAACATAATAAGAACTAAAAGAGTGCTTCTGATGTCGTTTTCTCTGTTTGCTTTTCTTATTCTGTACCTCATTAAATCATTAAATTCTTGTAAGGTCAAGACCTCAATTTTTTTGCCGTAATGAATGCATATTTTATTAGTAGGCAACATTTTTATTTCTGTGATTTCTTTCATGTTTATTTTTATTAGTTGTTATAGACGCCTTTGCAGGCGTTTCGGATATTAAATCCTCATCAGTATAACTTTATTAAAATGATGCAGTAACGAATCCGTTAATTGCCCATTGACCGACAACAGAAACCAGACCGAACATAACAAAACTAAATATTGTTAATTGTACTTTTTCAAAGGTGTCTAATTGTTTAAAGTTGTTTACTTGTTTATTAATTGTTTTCATG